GTTTGCCACAACCAAAACCGCGAGTTTCTGATGTTGTCCCCTCGCAGGGTTTCTTTTTATGCGGGATTGATGACATCTATTTTTAAAGGCGTGTTTGTGTTGATTAATTTCGTGAAGTAGGTAATTAAAACGATTCGTTTCTTTTCAAATTTCATCGGATTATTTCCCTTTTTAATTTCGATGATTTCCTTGGAAATATTACCGTTGATATTGTCAATTGAATCCTTTCGTTTGTGGATGTTACGGGCAGCTTTCCGGCGTATTTTTTCACGGAACCGATTGTCGTGTTTTGGAAATACCCCCATTTCATAAAAATAGTCATATACATAGCCGAACCCCGGATCGATGGTTCCGGTTGATTTAAACGTTTCAAAACATCGAATCACCCCGGACGTAACAATTTTATCCTGATCTTCTTTTTTTAATGTTTCGGATTGTTCCGGTAATTGGCGGGAAATAGGAATATTTTTTTTGAACCGGGTTTCAACCAGCCATTTTCGATATTTATTTAAAACATTGGAAACATAGTCAGCATTGAAAAGGTCGAAATGCTTTGTTTTTTCCCCGAGTTGACCGTATCGTTCCATTTGAAAGGCGTAATCGATTTCTTCAATAGACATACCTGAAAAAACGGTCGTGACCATTTTGGCGATGTCATCCTTGTTGATTTGGTCGATTGATGATTTTACCCCGGCTAAATTCGCAGCTTTTGTAAATGTGATCGATAACAATGATCCGACGACATTCGATTCGTGGTCATCGTACAAATTGAATTCCTTGATTTTTTTGAAATGTAACGATTCCCGGGCGAATTCAATTTCGCTTAACGTTCCAGTTTTCTGAATTTTGCTTAATAGTGTCGATTGATTGACGACTAATTTTTTGCTGCTGTTCATTTTGGTTTTCTTTTATGTGGGGTAATGAATTTAAAAGGGTTGTTTTCCAGTTTTTTATTGGGCGGGAATTTTTACCTCCCGTTTTCCATCCATTGACGACCCAAGATTTGTATTTCAACTCAACATCGGGGACGAATACGTTCGGCTTGTTTTCGATTGCGTAATTTACAAATTCTTCGATTTCTGGAATTTTCGGTTTTTCTACCTTTTTACTTTCTTTTTTATTGTCTTTATTCTTACTTCCTTCTTCAGCAGCCTTTTTTTGGCTTTGTGATTTAGTAGTTTTTTTATTACCTCTACCTCCCTTTGACCCGTTTTTTGATTGTCCCAATCGATACGCGATTTGTTTTTCCCTTTCGGCGTCAATTCGTTTATTTATTACATAATCCCCGCAATCCTCGAATTTACTTTTTAATTCATCTGAAAGATTATCCCATTCAAAACCGATAAATAAGGCAAGCCTTTTTTTGGGTATTTTTCCGTCGGTCCATTGTTTCGATAAAAGGGATATATAAATCCCCCTTTCCTCCATTGTCAAATAAACAGTCCCGGTCAAAAAATCCTCGGCGTAAAATTGAAAACTTGGGGACATTTTTACTTTTTCTTCCACGTGATTTGATTTAATTTGTTGATGTGGTCCCTTATGGTTTTTGATTCCCGTTTCATTTCGTTTCGGCGGTTCACATTGTTTGAAACAAACATATCCATCGCCCGGGTCATAATAAGAAATTTTTCGTCCGTCGTGAATTTGTTGTGATCGTTACGTTCGGCGTAATTGACAATTTTAAGGACCCGCTTATTGATTTCATCGTTACGGGTCCCGAATATCTTTTCCTCGATTTTTTTTAACATATCTGATTCAATGTGATTGTTTTATAATAATCGATTGCTGCCGGAATACGATCGAGAATTTTTTCCTTGAATAATTGGTCATCCCTCTCCACCTTAAACGTTTTGACGCGTTCCTGTGGGGTGTATTTGCCGGATGTCGAAAACACAAGGTTTCGATCGATTTGGTCAAACATTGGCTTCAATTTTTCTTCGAGTTGCTGGGCGGTTTTGTCGTCCATTGAATTTGAATAAAATTTATACCACAACCGATCCTTTTCCTTTGCCACAATATGAGCCGGGGCGTCAATCAAACAATAACGAAGCCAGAATTGTTCCGCGTCATAAAGGTACATATATGACCGTCCCTGATATTCATAAAGTGGGTCAAGTGTTGCGTTCATAAATGTACGGGGGTCCCAGCTGCATTTTGTATCTTCGACCGTCTTTATTTTTTCGATAATGGTGTTGATGTCACATTCACCGGATATGTGGTTCTTGATGATTCTTTCGGTGTTCTTTTTATAGAATATCCCATCAACCTCGGTCAATAAAGAAATCGCATCTTCCTCGCCGAAAATACCCTTATCCGTGTATTTTGTATCTAATTGTCTGTAATATCCCTTTTCGTTCAATAACCAAACATCCTCGACGAATGTTTTCGCCGTGTCCGACATTTCAATCGGGGCGTCACGTTTTGCCTTTAAAATAGCAAGTTCGTCTTTTTGGTTTTGGGTCAATGATTTCCCAGACCTTACCTTTCCGTTTAAATAATCGATTTGTTCCAGTTGTTTGTCGGTGATGACAGCCCCTCTTTTGTCCGTCGCAAGCGCGCCTATTCCGGAGGAACGGAATAAAATTTCCTTTGTTTTTTCCACGACATTAATTTTGTTTTAATGGTTCTTCAAATATAGTTATTAACTACCTTATAAACAATTTTTATTATTTAGAATTTGTCTTAAGTTGGTTCATTTTTGCGTCGTATAATTCCCGAGTTTGTTCGTCCGGGATTGCCTCGTAACATTGCTCGAGCATTTCGACCGTTTTTGAATTCTCGATGTGATTTATAACCCTCTGCCGTTCCTTTTGGCGATTTAGTTCGTCAAGGTCGATAACCTTATCATCGGGGTTGTCAATGTATTGTAATCGATTCCCGTCGTAATCCCCGACGATTGCTTGATCGGATTTTATCGCCTTCATCATTTCCACGGATTTAGGACCATATTTATCGATCAACAATTTCAAAACCGTTTTTTTCGACATTCCGGGACGGTTTGTGTTCCACGATCCCTCGCTGAATGAATACGTTTTCGAGTATTTCTTGGCGTGGTAATCGATTTCCTTGTTCGTCATATACAACAATTTGGTAAACCCATTGTTCAACTTGAAAAATGCGACATATCCGATAACATCGATTTCATTTCTTTCGTCATTGTCCTGCATCCAGTTAAAATCCATTTTTCCGGTCAGTCGATCGACCCCCTTATATTCGCCGTCACGGACGTCTGAAACGTTGATGATTTGATATTGTTGGGACCTATGACCCAATTCAATCAATCCCTTATATCCGATTTGGAATTGAGCAACATATACGCCCTTTGTTTTGTATGGGGTTATGTAAGCCATTCCCAGCGATGGATCGACGGGGAGGTTTAATGTTCCGGCAACGGCTGCAGCCATTAATACGGAATTGGGGTCCGCTTGTTGAAGTTTGTCATTGTTCTGGACGCAATTTAAAACGGAAAGAAGAAACGCGGTCGCGCCCTTTCCCCCCATCATCTGCTCGAATTTTTCCTTTACGGCGTCACGTTTGATAAGGTCCTTGAATTCGATTTTTTTTTCGGGTTCGTTCATTTTTGTTTTTGATTTTGTTTGAATAATTTTTCCCCGTATCGGGAAGCTTTCATCATTTTATCGCGAAATATCGGATAATTGATTCGGGCGATTTGGTCGGTGGCTAAGTTTTTGGTTATGGGGTCCATATTGTTAGGATTTAACAATGAAATCTTCGAGGGTACATTCCCCCAATTCCATCAATTTAAACAACATATAAATAACTTTCGGGGTCGCCCCGCCCTTCCAATTGACAAAAACCTGTTTGTTCACGTCCATTATTTTCGCGAGTTTGGTCCGGGTCAAATTTTCCTTGTCCGGGTTGTTGGCGTTATATTTATCAATAACGCGGTCAACGTCAACGACAAGATTTTTCGTTTTGTCGTTAAATTTAATATTGATTTTTTTCGACATATTTTAAGTGTAAGTGGGTGAAAATTCCAACTAATAAAATGATTTTGTTTTGTCAAATATACAATTTATTTTATTCAACGCAAACAATTTATTATTTTTATAAGCTAAAAACCACCCCGGAAGGGATGGTTTTATCAAACAAAATCGTTATCTCTATCGTGGAATATAGATAAGAAGTACTGCAAATATATAAATAAATCGATTAGTTTCGATTAGTTTCCGAAACAATTGATTTGACAGATTCGGCGACAATCCCGGGGATGCTTTTCTGAATCCTTGTAATCAACACAAAACCAACGACTCCCATAAAAAGGACCACGACCCCAAGTCCGGCAATCGCCCAAATTAAAGAAGCTGGGTTGAATTCAGATTCCCTTTGTTCACGGGATTTGATGTCGTTTTCGATCATTTGTTTCTGGGTTTCAATCAATTCACGGATTTCGTCTGTGATGCAATCGACTCGCTGGTTTCCATCCTTGTCGTAAATTTCACGGATCATCGATTTCGTTTCGTAACTATAAGTGTAAATCGTGGTGTCCTTATATCGAACATTGAACGGTCTTACAACCGTGACCGTGTCGCCAGCCCGGGTGGTTTCCTTTCGTTCCGTTTCGGTGGTTGTTTTTGATTTGTCGTCGGTTTTTAGGTCTTTGGAAACCTTGCACCCGCCAAGCAACAAAGCGACGCTAAGAAACGCTAAAAATGATTTTTTTAATTGCATATTGAATAATTTTTTATATTTGAATTCCGGTTCAACCTTATCCGAAGGAAAGTAAAAGGTACTTGCCAATAGAAAGGCGCCGTTTGGGAAGGACGGCGCTTTTTCACTTTTAAAACTCCTTTATCAAACAATATGAAACGGATTTCTGTCTTTTCGTCCGACGGATTATGTCGTAATAATGGGACGCGTTGTTGACGACCTGACACGCAACGGACCATCCCCCAATAAGCCACCCAATCAATCCGGTCCTTTGGGAATAAGACGCAGTGTGAAAATTGGCGTATATTATTGAATTGTACAGCGGACCCGTTTCTTCGACGCGGGTGTTTTTGTTCCCGTCCCGATAATGTTTGACCGGGTTTATTTGCCTAAGCGCCTCCATTTTCCCCCGGTGTAATCCATAGGACCAAAGATCGTAATACCACTCGTCAGTTTTTATGACGGCGCAGCCCTTGGAATTGTATTTCGTGTAATTCATTAACCCGGTCGTTCCGGCGTTGGTGGTCCCGGTGGTGACGAGAATAAATTTATCCCCAAGGAACAAATAAAATTTATCATCAAATTCGTTGAACGTGTCCTCCTCGCTTTGAACCCCAAGAATCCAGTAATCGTTCGGGAATCCTTGAAAGCTCGGTAATGATTTAACACGATCCAGCAATTCTTTATCAGTGTAACTCTTGACCTTCGTTTTCATCTTTTTCTTTTGGTTTTAGGTTATCGATGTCGAGATTTCTCTCGAATTTATCCATTTTTTCAATCCAGCTTTTTGGTGGAAATTTCCCGTTCGTCACAACCGACATACTTCGCCAAGCGGAACGCGCCGGGAACAAAAACACCAATATTCGACCGACGATTATCAAATACGTTTTTATTATACTGTCGCGGGTGATCAGGTGTCCCAATCCCTCGAACAACAATCCCCCGGCAATCACGACCGACAATTTGATGAAAAGACCCTCGATATTGTGTTTTATATTGAAATTTTTCAATTTTATATGCTTCCAAGTGCCGAAAAAATGGTCAATCGCGATCGCCCCCAAAACAATCAATATATAATCCTGATTTGTCGTGAACCAATAAATCGCTCGTTCGACTGTGGTTTGTTGTTTTTCGATTTCAAGAAACCCGTTTAAATTGTAGGAAATAATTGAAACAAACTTGTAGCCGAGTGTTATAAAAAACCCGATAAAAGCCGACAGTTTCGCGCTTATTTTTAGTTGAACAAGGCTATAAGTTAGGTAAGCGAGGATTAATTTCATTTTTTAATATTATTTTTATGTTAGTAAATTATTGTGCATCCACAAGACCTCTTCATCCGATAAAACCTTTTCAGACACATTCAATTCCTTGTAAAATCCGCGCCAATTTTCATAAGTATAACCCCCAGAACTATTCCCACCACGTGAAAAAATCTGAACCCCAGTATTATTATACGTTCCAGAAAAAGTCAAACTATCTTGAAATATTCCATCTAAATACAATTTGGCTTCTTTGGTTGTTCCGTTTATTGTCAATGTTACTGCGTGCAACGAATTATCCCCAATGATTTGATCGATGAAATTTAGGCTGTAAGTAGTTCCATCCGCCTTTATTATTGCACCAATTTTATTTGTCGTTGAATCCAAACAAACTTTTATACAGTCATTAGTAAGTACGTTTGATGAATTGTATTCGTTTACAAATCCAATGTTAAGAAAAGAAAGGTCGTTATTTGTTCCGCAAATCGTTATCGAAAAATCATTTCCGTTCGATAATTCAGTTATTCCAGAAGTGTATGACAATCCTTGAGGTCTTCCGAAACTTTGAGTCCTTGGGCGTATAACCGGAGCACTGTTTACCCTAATAAAATCTGTTTGATTTGGATTTTTAATGAATGGTGCTGTTGAATTTCCAACCAAAGGCGTTAACTCGATTTGTGTTATTTCACATTTCCAAGTTTTTAGGCTTATACTTTGGGCTTCATAAGAAACAAAAAATGCAGTTACGTTTCCACCTTCTTGCAACACACTATCCAACTCTAATTTTCTTTCTTCATCAAGATAAGCATTTCTGTAATTTGATCCAGATAATACTTGAAGTTCATAAAGTTTTTCACCTTCACCCAATGGGTCAACCGTTCCGACGATGCTTCCGATAAATGTGAATTTTCTTGACAATAACAAGTCCCCCCAATTAATCGAAGAAGAACCAGAATTTAAAAATCTTTGTCTGTGTGCGTCTAAAAATACCGCCATAATTAGTCTAATTCAATCAGTCTGAAAAAATAATTTACTTGCGCCCCGTCATATTCAATGAAGCAGTCATAAATCCCATCTGCCAAATCCCCAAACGTTCCCAAATCATCAATAAAATTAATCGGTATTGAGTCATTATTTGAAAAAGTTGGATAATCTGACATCGCCGTAAAATTAAATCGAATACGATGAATCCCGCCGAGTTTGAAATTTGTTAAAATAAACGATGCGATTGTTGTCGGTGTTTTCATAAATGAAAACCGCCCCTCGTGGTTATCCATTTGAAGGGATGTAGGTAAAACAGCGGATTGATCCTGTGGCTTAGTTTCGTTTGATGTCGGCGACGGGTCAACTACAGGGGTATTTTCTTGAAAACCAATCCAATCAAGTCTGGCATAAACAAAAATATCAAATTTGAATTCAATCCGGTCGTAATCAGGATTCGTGGGGTTTCCACTAATAAAATCACTAAGCGGGATTGATACAATCTGCCACGTGGTCAATTCATCGAAAAAACCATAGTTTTCGATCGTTGATTTTGTTAGGTTTATGATTGAAAATTCCCCGCTTGTTGAATTTATTAGTTTGATTTGTAGTGATTGGAAAAAATCCCAGACCCCGTTGGTTCTAAGCGCAAATATTAATTTATGCTCGTCGTTGAATTCCCTTTCGGATGATTTATCCCAAACAACACGGGGGTCGATTGCTGTTGTATTATCCAAAATTATCGCATATTTTGACCCGTTAAATGGATCAGAAACCGCGTCCAAATCACCGCCGTCAAGCAGGAAAGTGTTGGTCCATTCAGTAGGTGAGCCTGCGTTTTCATCATAAACCAAATCAGTAACGATGTCAGGATCGGCAATATCCCCGGCATTAACGAGCTTGAAAGTTATTTCCGCTTGGGTTTCTAAATCAACAACCTCTTTAATTGGTGACGGAGCCGGAGTACCCTCTAAAATTACGATTGAACAGTTCGCTGGATCGACCGTGTTAACTTGAACGGCGATAACATCGATTCTGGGGTTTGTTGAATCACCGTCGTTTAATGTAACAAGTTGACTTATTGGATAATTATAAAGAACCCCGTTAACAATAAAAATACTTACCCAAACATTGTAAGTCAATCCTTGAACGTGCGAAACCCCGCCCTTTATAATCCCGTTTTGATTATAAATGTCGCTAAAAGTAGGAATCCTTGTTAATCTAAGTCTTCCGTATGGAGGACCGCCATGGGAAACAACTAAAGGGGCAAATCCATTTTTATAAATATACGTGTCGTCCTCAACATCAATCAAATCCAAAAAACGAAGGCTTCCGAAAAGTAGTTCCGGGGTTATTGTTTTTGAAACACCATCTTTTGAAATACGGATAAGGGCGTCGGCGATTAACGGATTCATCACCGGAAGCTCCTCGTTTGTTTTCGAGTTCGACGTGACGTCGTTTTTCCATTGCACCAGTGCTGCGACCGTTTGAATTAATTGTGTTAAGTCCATTACTTAATTTTTTATTGATACTTAATATAATTTGTACCCCCGTCAACAATTGCCGGGATTTCAAGTGATCCCTGACCGAGTGCTCCCGGACCGGAATCGCTGTTGTAAACATCGCGGGATTTAAGCATTTTTGCTTTTACGATGTAAAGATTTGTGTCCTCTAATGGTCCCTCGGTGTCGATTGATTCCCCAAGACACTCGACGCCGTCGAACAATATGTCGGTATGAACCAACGCCTGACAAAGTTTTCTCATCACCCCGGTTGTAACCGGACCCAATTGATACTCGATGTATTCATATTGCGTCGATTTTAATAAATTGGCGTCATTGTCCCCCTTATTGATTTCGATTTCCGAACCGGGTAACGCCTTCGGAATTTCAAACAATGGGATTCTGATTTTGTGACGAATCCCGGTCCCGTAATAAATATCAGTATTTTCGCGCCCCCAGTATTGAATTTCAACCGTATCGGCGTGTCGAACCTGAACGTCAATAATTTCCGATTTGTAAGAAATCGTTTCCCATCCGTTCACAGATGAATCAAAATTACGGATTTCAACTTGAATTTTTTGTCCTAAGTACGAAACGAGGTCGATGGTGAATTCATAAATTTCGTATTCCTCGCGGTTGTAACGTGACCTTACCTGCGTCAAAACATCCCCGGAAACCGGAACGGT